CTTGGAGGGTGAGCTGGAGTAAGTGGAACGACCCACCGTAGGGTGTGTGGCTGGTCACCAACTGCGTAACGGAAATGGACGTGCCAGTGGAGAGCAAGGCCGATGCATGGATGTTGTCCCACTGAACTCCATCGGAAGGGACGAGCACGGGCGGTGGCTGCGTCTCGCTGATCACCACGCTGTAGTTCAACAGGTCCTCAACAAAGTTCGCTGCCGCATCCGTGACCCGTCCTCGGACAGTGCCCATGAACGTACCCGCATCCATCGTGTCAGGTGCGTCGATCCTTACGGTCTCACCGTCGCCACCGGACACAAACAGGGAGAGTCCCGGCTCAGGCGCGCTGAACCAGCCGTGGCTGTACGTATACGGCGAAACCCCACCCGTGCCTGGACCCAGGGTAGAAGGGCCGGTCTCGCCCGAGAAGCCCTCTGAGATGAGCACTGAGACGGACTGGGGGTTGTAATCCCACCCCGCCATACCGATCACCGTCACGCTGACGTCCAGACTGTCGACGATCTGCAGCTGCCCTGTGACGTCCCCCACCTCAGCGATGATCGTGCCCGTATAGCTTCCTGCAGGAACCGTCCCGTCGACCGTGATCGCGATGCTGTTGTCGTCTTCATCGTCCTGAGCAATGGACATCCCTGCCACGGGCGATTGACCCGCGAGCCAATGCAGATGGTAGGTGTATGGTGCCGCGCCGCCACTGCTGACGGTCAAGGTCGCTGACTCTGAGGACGTGTCGCCTTGGTCAAGGCTGGGGATGGAGAGCGAGCCAGGTGCCCACGCGGCAATGATCGGGTTGATGGTAACGAAGTAGTTGTCGACCTCTGAGTTGCGCTGCCCCGGAGTGTCGGTGACCGTGCCTTTCAGATTGATGGTGTACGCGCCCCCGCGTGCAAGCGTCGCATCGAAGTTGACGACGTTACTCTCGGCACCACTGACAATGAACGTGATGCCCGAGTTCTCGATCCCGCTGATGTCGATGGCGTAGCTGTAGGGCGAGGTCCCCAGCACAGCCGTGAAGGTGAAGGTATCCGGCAGCGGATCGCCTGTATCGATGACTGCTGTGGCGGGCATTAGGAGGTCGCCCAGCTGCCATCGAGCAAGGGAATCATGTTCCCCGCCACACCGATCCACACCTCGTTTCCTGCCGATGCCACGCCCTCAAAGGGCAGCACCGAACCCACCCTGAAGGCGGGACAGTTAGGCGACGCAACAGGGACGATGCTGATGAACCAGCCGCCCCCATCCAGTTCGACGTAGAGGCACAGCTCGGCCTCGTAGGTCACAGCATCTTCCAGTCCGAATACGAGGTCACCCTCGCTCGCATCTCCCGAGAGCGTGGTGGACTGCGAGAAGACCAGCAGGTCAGGGGTTGGAGGGCAGTCCTCAACGATGAACGTCTGCCATCGAGACAGCACATCGAACTCGCCCTCGTTGACCGATATCTCCGGGAACGGTCGCCACAACGTGATGGAATCGGAAGTGTCTACTGGCAGCTCTTGGGGGTGGCGGGGTTCGTACCAATCTGGAGCCACGAGCAGGCCGGGGATTTGTCCATCCTCGACAAGATCGCGATAGCGCATCTTCTGCCCCGAGCGCATGCACTCGGCTATAGCATGACGCCCTACGGCATAACGCCGTCTACGGTTCCGTGCGTTGGTCACCTGATTCTGCCACCCGTCCTACGCCTGTGATTGGAGCCTGGGACGATTATGAAATCGCCACGCTCCCGCTGTGCGCCGTTGGCTTTTTTGAACGAGGTCGCTGCCTGTTCAAGCAGTCGGTTGACCACTGGATCAGGAGCGAACTTGATCGCCAACTTACCGGCCAGTCCCGCAGCGAAGGCTTCGCGCATGTAGTACGGAATATCTGGTTCGAGGGTTCCCCCATCCCCAGCGTCCGTAAACTTACGCATTACGTACATCTGCAGCACGTCGGTCGAGTTCTCAGGCACGGTCCACAGGGTGACGTCTATCAGTACACGCTGCTTGTCCGCGAAGTATCGGCTCGGCTTCCCCTCGGTCAACTTGTCGGGGATGTCGAAATACTCCTGTCTGCTCATGGGATAGATCGTTGTGTCGACCCCTTGCCTGGTGAGCGAGACCATGTTGATGTCAATGATCCGGCCATCCATGTCGGGATCGATACTGTAAGTGTCCGTGGACTGAACGAGAGGGAAGTCCGATATGAGGTCCATTCGGAAGTCCTGCATATCATCCGCCGCCCACTCAACCAACATAAAGTTGATCGACCGTCGAGCGCTGGCGATGTGGCCAGCGTTGAGCGTCGAAGGATCAACCTTACAACGCTCGAACGCATCGTCCACACATTCAGCAAGGTCCGCAGACCAGAGGTAGGTACCGCTGGTCGGCATCAGACGCTCTGCATAATCCTGACGGTCGAGATGCCAGTCCCAGTCATGCTCAACCGCAACGCAAACGCACGCAGCTGTTGATTGACTGGAGTCGCCTGCAGTACAGCCGACAGCACTTCCCAGTTCGCGTTGGCAGGGGCCACCAGTGGACCCCCGTGCACGTCATAGGAACTCGCCTGGCTCCTCACGATGTTCTCCAACGTGTAGTCGACCTGAATCTCAGTGCCGGTCGTCTCGCCCGTGATTGTGATGTACTCACGCTCACGAGAAATGGGCACATAGATCGGGTCGTCCGTGTCGTCGAACGTCACGACAATAGGGCGTGATGCTTGATGACTCATCAGCTACTCCCTATCAGTCTTGGATCGAAAGGTCGTCCGCCATGATGTACGTCATGTACACCTCGTTGGTGAGCGTACCCGGCGTACCCCCGCCAGTGCCTGCATTGATCTCCGCGTCCACCGTTTGCTCCACGCCGAACTCCACGCCAGGCGTAGTAGACGTAGCCACGTTGATGGCCAGATTCACAACAGCGTCAGCGCCGTTAAGCAACGCATCGGTATTGGCACCCAAGCCGATATCAAGCAGGGGCGAGATGCCACCCGTATGGGAGGCCACAATGTCGATGTTGGTCACGATGGCCCCGACCGGCAAAAAGATGCCCAAGGGAGTACCAACTGAAGCTGCGGGGTCAACCGTGAACTGCAGGACCATTGGAAGGACCGCAGGGCTCGGTCCAGTTGATTTCGAGCTACTTGCGTTGGTCGCACCACGTGCGCGCCAGTAGCCGGTGATTGTCGATCTCTTACCCATCTGTCTGTCTCCAGTCCAGGCGTTGCCGCCCGGTCGTCAGGGTGTTGTAGAGGAAAGGGGGCCCGGAGGCCCCCTCGGTTCAGTCGGCTTACGCCGTGCCGCTCGAAGCAAACGCCCCACGGTAGTCAGACCACCCGAAGCTGTAACGCTCCCGGCTCTTGTACCGCATGTTGCCTGTCTCGAAGTCGCCTTCCACCCCACGCTGGATGTTCTTCCGAATCATGTGCTTGAGCCCATCCATGCAATCCGTGATCAGGAACCACGCATTTGGATCGGTCAGCCGATGATTCTCGTGAGAGCCACCCGGAATCTTGCCCTTCGACTTCAGCGCGTTGATGTCGTTGTCCGCCGTACCAGGCCGGAACTGCGACGCCAGGATGCGCTCAGCTACGAAGGTGAGGTCCGTGGGGATGATCAGCCGCAGAGGAACAACAGCGATGTTGATCCCGCGCTCATCAACCCACTTGCTGATCTGAATGCAGGCTTCCTCCATGGAGGTCTCCGACAGATCGGCTTGGGTGGTGAAGGTGTTGGACTGAGTGCCGCCACCCCAGAGTGGGTGGTTTGTCGCGAACAAGGCCACTCCATCCCCGCCAGGGAACGTAGCTGAGAAGCCATTGTTCAGCACCGCAGAACCCTTGACCTCCTTGGTGTGGACCATCGACCGGGCAAGCGCGCGAGCGTACTTGCTGCCGATGTCACCGTAGAGGGCATCTTCTTCTGCTTCCTCGGTCAGCGAGAAGGCCAGAGCGATGGTTTCGTGCACGTACCTTGCGGTGTATGCCTCCGCCCCGCTGTCGTACGTGATCGGCGCGCCCTCAGGCTTGACTGGCGCTCCTGCCAGACCTGCCAGCAGCACGTCTTCCTCGTACGCTTTGACCGAACTCGTGGTCTCGAAGATGGTGCGGTATTCAAGGGAGTAACGCTTGTACTCCATCCCGAACACCGTGTTCAGACCTTCCTGCAACTGCTTACGGAAGGCGGCTCGATTCATTACGGACATCAGGTGCCTCCTTAGTAAACTGTGCCGGTCGGTACGCCTGGACGTGAGCGCTCATGGCTCAGGACCTGGCATCGCACTTTGGCGAATGCACCGATTTCGGATTGAACAATTCCGTCGATACCTTCAAAAAGGCCGACGATCCTCACCTTGAGATTGGTGGTATCCGACTCGTCAATCTCGGCGGCGGACCTACCTGTTACAGCTGAGCCTGTGCCGATGTTGTAGCCGAAGACCAGACCGACGTCGTCTGCTGCGAACGTGGTCATCTCAGCGATGTACTCCAGATTGGGGTCGTCATAGACCCAGCACTCGACAATCTTTGCGGAGTCCGCGAGCGCGACACCTGGCCAGTATTGCAGCCACTTGATATCGCCTGCGTCGTCTACGTAGGTGCACCCTGCGAACACGCCAAGAACTCGTTCGACAGTGTCGTCGTCCGCCACAATAGTGACTTCACGAGACGTGCCTGAACTCTTGACCAAGTCACCGGAGAACACAGCCGTCGCGTAATCGAACGCGATGTTGTATCCGCCAGTCCTTGCAGGAGTGCCACCACCGACGTTGATGTTCGGGCGGAACCCGAACGGTGCGTTGGTGTTTGGCATGGAAAGTTACCTCGAATCAATCGTCCGCTGGTTGTGCCTGCCGACCAACAACGCGTGGTGGCATTGAAACCTGGGACGTGTGGGTCTTTGTGATCCGATGACCCTGTATCTGCACGTCTTCGAGGTCTGCATTGACTGCGGACATCTGAGATTCCGTCAGTGAATCGTAGTACGCACGACGTTCGGCATACATATCTGACGGCATCTCGCAGAGCATGAGGTCATCGACGATGAGTCGACCATCGCCATCGTCAGCACGCGCCAAAGACATAAAGTCCTCGGGTACGGTATTGGCTGCTCTTGGTTTCCAGCCTTCCCGCATGCGCATATTGACGTTGCGCGGGTCCTCCTCACCCCGTATGGATACGCGAATCCATCGTTGCGTCATGCCGTCTCTCGGCTCTGGCGCTTCCAATGAACTCGGACGTTCCCATCGGCCCTTATTCGGGTACTCAGGGTGGGTGGCATGATCCTCCGACATCGCGTCCACACGCGAGTCGTGCCCACGAGATTCACTCTCATGCGATTCGTCCCGGCTGTCTCCAGCGGGGATTCGAGATTCTTCTTGATCACCCTGCACGGGCACGCTCCTCGGCATCGGTCTGACGCTTGTTGAGTGCGTATTCCCTCAGGTGTTCCTTATTGTTCGGGTCCAGTCCAAAGCGTCGCATGTTGGCGAACTCGACTGGCCCCAGGTCTACCTTGTTGGGGTTGGTGCTCGGGTTGGAATTACGGGAGGCATCATCAGCAGCTGCAACAGGACTACGAGGCTTGTCGCCCGCCTGCCGCTGCCGCCGAGGTTTCCTCGGGGGAGCTGGGTCTCCGTCCTCATCAAACAGCTCAGGAGCCGCTTCACGGAGTCGGAGGTCCAGTTCCTCAAAATAGTCCTCGTCGGTGGGCCGGTACCCATCGGCGTGGACTTCCTTGTCAAGCCGGTTTGCAAGCCGGGTCTGTCGAAGGAACCCCTTCTTCCCATACCAGTCCGCGTGAGTATCCATCCACTCGTCGGCAAGGTTGTTCCGGGGTTGGGTTGGCGGAGGATCGACGAGACCGTCGTCATCATCGTCATCCACCACGTATTTCAGAGCAATCCGCTCAGCCTTGAGATCAGTCAGTTGCCCGTTGAGACGAACGTGCGACGTCGTATCTCCCTTCTCGATTGCCTCAGTCAAGTCAGCTGTGAGCGTATCGATCTGACGGTCGAGGTCCCGACCCTTATCCTCGGTGCTCGATCCACGCTTCTTGGCCAGTTGCTTGCGAAGGCGAACATTGTCGGCTTCTGCAGTATCCGCGCGTTCACGCTCTCGGCGCTTGGCACGTTGCTCCCGGTCAAGGCGTTTCTCGAACTTCTTGGAGAAACGGTCGTCGCCTTTATCTCCCTCGCCAGCATCCCCGTCGTCATCACCCTCAGGTGAGCTGTAATCGATGGGGCCAGGATCGCTTCCGTCACCCGTGGGCTCGCCTTGCTCCGTGGAGGTGCGTGCCTTGTGGGTAATGGAGCCGCCGTCGTCGCCGTCGAGGTCAACTTCTACGGTGGTGTCATCATTCTCTGACTCACCGTGCAAGTCTTCAAATACGATTTCTTCGGTCTGCTGCTGTCGTGGCATCAGTTCTACCTTTAGGAGGCCACATCTTGTGGCCCGCCGTGATTATGGACACATCATCACTTTGTGACAACCCTCAAACGATCTTCTTCCGATAAGG